CGGTGAACCAAAGCAGCTTCGCCATCACGGTCGCGCCTCGGTTCTTGGCGGATTGGTGAGCGTCGGAAACGTCGGACTCGCGCAAGGTGTCGCGCAGCTTGAAAAGCTCGCCCGGCTCCCAGTGCTTTTTGATGATGACCATGATGCTGAGGACGGCATTGCACGACGGGCAGCAAAGCCCCTGTTTGGTTTCTCCGTGGCTACAATTCAAACAAGCGTTCATTACCATTTTCCTCCGGTTGATTGTGAGGTGCCGCCTTGGGTTTTCTTCCACTCGGTCGCGGCGGTGAGCGTATCGACGGGGGTTTGCAGGAACTTTTCCCGGGAGCGGACTTGGTATAGCTTTTCCGCGCCTCTCGGGACGTAGGCGAGGAAGTCGCGCATGAGCTTCCAGCTTGATTCGTCGAGCCCTTCCAGCGAGTGAGCGCAACCCTGCAAGGTGTAGTTCTCGGAAGCTGAGAAGTGCGGCATTTTCCCCCATTCTACGCGCAAGGTGTTCACCTTGGCTTTGATGCCATCCATTGTGGAAATCCCGCCCGCCCGCTGCCTTGGAATGGGCTGGCTTGCTTCTTCTTCTGTATTTGCTTCTGAGTCTGCATCTGCTTCTGCTATGTGCCGACTTTTGGGGACTTCGTGGGACTTGTCCGGGACAGTCCCGGACTTTTCGTTACGTTTCAGCTTGTCCCGATACCTTGCCTTGCGCTTTGCCTCGGCTTCCCGTGATTCGTCCTTACTGGCCATTTCCCGATACTTCCGGTGATTGAGCAGGTGCCAGCCGCCGTCGATTTCCTCGATTCTCCGCCCCTCGTCGTCCTTGGTCCGGGAGTCAGGGTCAGGCGCAAGGAACTTGGCGACGGCAGCGCGGCAATCGTCAACGGAAACGCCAGCGACGCGCGCTAGCCCCGGAACGCTCCCTTGGACTTCCCCGTTTTTATCGGCAAGGGCGAGCATTGTGATCCAGACGATGCGGGTTTTGTCATCTTCGTTCCAGATGGTCGAAGTGACGATTGAGGTGAACAGTTTTGTATAGCTGGCCATAGGTGGGACAATAGGGGACAAGGCGGGACAAGGGAAGGGTAATCAGTTCACATTCCTTTCATAAGGTGTTCACATGTTATCCCTTTTCGTCTCCACGGCGTCGCGGCGGATCAGGATTTTCATGGGTTAGGTGTCTCCGCTGAGGATTCTCCATGCGAGAGCAGCCACGCTTGGAACCTGGCCGTTTCTAATGGCGTTAGTGCGGCCCACGTTTCTGGCCAATCCATTATCCATTCCTCGAAACGCGGACAATGCACATTCCCAAGCCCCATGGTCCGAAATACGTTTGTCGATCCGCCCCACTCCCCCAAGGCTCCGACGCAATGGCCCTTCCCTTTTACGCCGCTTGGGGTCGGTAGCGAATATCCATATCCGCTTTCTGTCGTGTTCAAGCCCGATGTCGGAAGCTCCCAGCACTCCCCATCGCGCATCATACCCCAGCGTGGCCAAGTCTCCGAGAACTCGTCCAAGCCCTCTAGAAGTGAGCATTGGCGAGTTTTCCACGAAGACGTATTGAGGTCGAACTTCACCGACGATTCGGGCCATCTCCATCCACATCCCGCTTCGCTCTCCGTCGATGCCAGCGCCTTTTCCGGCTGAACTGATGTCTTGGCAGGGAAACCCTCCCGAAACCACATCAACAAGTCCTCGCCAGGGCGTCCGTCAAAGGTGCGAACGTCATCCCAAATCGGGAAAGGCGCGAGAATGCCGTCATTTTGTCGGGCGACAAGAACGCTTGCGGGATAGGGCTCCCATTCGACGGCGCAAACGGTGCGCCACCCAAGGAGTTTTCCGCCAAGTATTCCGCCACCAGCGCCTGCGAAAAGAGCCAGCTCATTGAGTGATTTTCTTTCCATGGTTCATAATCTTTTGATCCGTGCGAACTCGGCGATCAGTGCGGCGTCGATCAACCCTTCGTGCGGCTTGCTGCATCGCTGGGATGCGAACCACGTTTCGGCGGGCCATAGCTGGCGGCAGCGTGCGAGTGCGGCGGGCTTTGTGTCGCCCTTCGCGCATCCAACCAGCATGACCTTTTGCCATGCTTGCGGCGTGATCCGGTGATGGCGGATTGCCCGTGACTCCAGAACGCCACGGATAGCCCCGTAGCTGTCCCACATCGAGCAAAGCGCCTGCGCCCCCGGTGAGTGCTTTCCGGGCGTTTCCAGCACCACGGAAAGCGCGTTGAGGTCGAACTGAGCTAACCAGTGCCAAACTGCATCCGCATCCACCTCGTTACCCTTGGCCTTGCCGCGTGTCGGCATCGGGAGCATCGCGATTGGCGGGCCGGGGTGGTCGCTGAGAGCAACGAGCGCACCCGTGAGTCCATTGTCGATTCCGATGGTGGTCACTTCCGCGCTCCTTCCCAAGCGGCGAGGGCTTCGTGCGAAATGTCGCAAATATCGTCGAACTTATCGGGAGCTTCGTTGGCGTAGAAGTTTCCGTTTGAGATTTCGTGGACCTTGCGAGCGAGTTCCGCCAGCCTGTCCGCAAGCGCCCGCTCGACTAGGTATGCCGCACGAAGCTCGTTGATGTCCTTCTCAGCCCGCCGCATGTCAGCCTGCGCCTTGCAGATTTCGTCGGTCCAGCCGTCCTTTGCGGCGGCAAGGTCCGCTTCCATCTCGGCGATCTTCGGGCGCAACTCGTCAGCCACAAGCTGCGGGTCGCATGTCTGCCCGCCGGGGAGTAGCGCGAGGATGGCGTCGGTTCTCGGTGTATCGCTCATAGCGGGCGGCGGGCTGGGTATTTTCCAGAGACAGTGTCAACGGTCGTGAGGCTGTTAATCACAATCCATTCTTCGATCTCCGGATTGAACCACTCATCTCCGCGCTGGTATGCCTCGCCAACTTCCAGATCCCGCCAACGTGGCTTCTCCGGCGGACCCTCGCCGTCCATCCAGAACGTCGAGGCTTCCTTGGGAGTTGAAACTATGCCGACGCATCGGAAGATTTCCACCGCATGCCCCGGATTTGCTACTGCTTGCTCTTGAGCGGCGGATTGGGCCTCTTCAAGCGTGTCGAATTTTGAGAACGCGCCTGAAGGAATGGCTTTATAGAATGGTTTCATATTCAGAACAGTTGAGGGTGGTCGGCCAGCGGGTCGGGTTGGGTCGTCTCGCGGTTCAGCGCGTTGCAGATGATCTGCATGATTCGCTCGCCGAAAATGTCATCGTAGTGGGGCGAAAGATCGACGCGGGTGACTACGTCGTTGTCGTGATTATCGGCGATCCAGACGCCGGGGCCTCCTTCGCCTTCAAGGTGATACGGCGGGTATGTTTTCGGTGCGCTCATGGCGTTTCGGCGGTTGGGGTTGGAAAGTGGACTTCGTATTCTTCCCCGAGGATCTGGCGGCGGATCTCGTCGAGCCGGTCGCAGAACTTCAGGACACACTCGCCAAGCTTTTCGGTGAAGTCGGATCGCTCCACCTCGACAAGCAGGTTGGCAACGTCGGGGTGGTCGGAGTAGGCGGTAAAGACGGCGGCTTGCGCCCCGGTGACGAACATTGCCCCGTGGACTTGGGGAGCGTGTTCCGGTGGCAGCCCGCCCTTGAGGTGCCAGCCGATGATCGTCTTCACGTTCGGCGCTTTCACTTCAAGCGGTCTGCCATCGGCGAGGATGCCGTCAGGGCTGTAGCCGTAGCGCCCGCAGTCGGAGAGGATAAAGCCGACCTGCCGAATCGGGATTCCAAGCTGCAAGCGGGTCCAGCGTCGCGCCTCGTCTTCCAGCCGGTGCCCACGGTCGATGTCCTCGCCGCTCGCGTCGCTACGGTAAACCCCTAGCGTGTCCGCCAGAAGGTCGGCAGCGTATTCGTCAGCCCCGGCGGCATACTGAGCTTTGGCGGCGGTGCAAATGCGCTTGAACATGGAGGCTGTTGGGATGCCGCGCCGGATGGCCAGCCATTCCTTTGTCCCTTGGACTAGGTCGTTGATCTCACGCATCGGATTCTCCTTTCACGCGGGCGGCAGCAATGGCGCGGTCCGCTTTGGTAAGTAGCTTTTCAACAAGCGCCTCCGGGCTGTCGGCCTTTGCCGTAGCCATCCACTCCAACGATTCCATCAACCCGTTCCGCTGTGCCATCACATCGGCAAGCTCTCGCTCCAGTTGAGCGGCCAAGTTGGCAAGTGCCGCATGGTGCGGGTCGTGCCCCCGCTCCGCTGTATTGATTTGGCTCAGAGCATCCGACCAAGCCTTGTCTGTTCTTGGTGTGTCGCTCATGGCTTGTTCTGCTTCGCGTTGAGAGCCTTCTTAGCCCCGTTGTATTTGCTCGCCGGAATGTCCGTGAGGGAGTCGCAAGCGGCCCATTCAAGGAGGGCTTCAAGCGTGCCCTGCGGCGTGTTGCGAACCAGTGCGGCAAGTTCGTCGGCCTGTTCCTTGGTGACGTAGGCGGTGCCAGCGGCGAGCCCGTCGTCGTCCTCGCCGGTCACGATGCCGAGAGCGGAGCACATCGCATAACGGCGAGCATACGTCGTGGCGCTTCCCATCTGCTGCGCCGCGTTCTGCCCCGTCACCTTGTCAGGCATCGGCAGGTCGTAGGAGATGGCGACCGAGTGCCCGGCCTTGTGGCGAATCTCGCCTTCGATGTGCAACCCGTATTCGGTGAGCGCGTTGACGGTCCACACGACGCTCAAGCCAGTCTCGTCAAGCAGCGGGCGGATCGTGCGCCAGATGCGGTCCATAGCCGCGTAAGCCTTGTTGTGCGCCTTGTCGCCCTTCTCGATGATCGGGCAGCGCGATTGGAAGTCGGCGATTGCCTGGGAGTAAGCCTTGCGGGCTTCGTCGGCTTCCCACTCGCGGCGGGCGGTGATGAACTCGCGGAGTTGTTCAGCGGACATCCCTTTGTCCATCGCCATTTGAATCATGGCGGCGGCTTGGGATTGTTGGTCAGGAATGATGATTGCGTTGCTCATGATTGTTCTTGTTGAAAGCTTGCGGTCTCTGCCAGCTGTCACCGTGGTTCCGAGTTGTTGCGGCCGGGTCACACGGTTTATTGGGCCGAAAATTTAGAAGTCTCGCGGCAGCAGACCGCTATCGCGGCGGCTGCGCTGGGCTGTTCTGGGGAGAGAAGAAATCTGTCTGCGACGTTTCCCGAGAGATTCGAGCCTTCGCCGCTTCGTAGTATTCGGCGTCGATCTCGCACGCCGTGAGGTGGATTCCCGCGTAGTGGGCGGCGATAGCGATGCTTCCGCTTCCCAAGTGAGTATCCAGCACCCGCTGTCCGGGCTTCGCGTATTTCGCCAGCAGCCATTTGTAGAGCGCCACCGGCTTCTGCGTCGGGTGGATCGCCTGGCCTTTCTTCTCGTTCGTGGCTTGGCCACGAGAGAAGCGGAAGGATCGGGCAGGCGAGTCGAAGGATGTCCACGCCAGCTCGAAGTCAGCCAGCGAGAACTCTTGGATTTTGTCCCACATGACCCAGCAGGAGCTTCTCAGTGGCATGTGGTCGATGAAGTGATTCGCGCCCCATATGATTTGATGCTTCGACACGCGGCGGAGTTCCGCGAAGTATTCGGGCGGCGGCGGCTCTGCGTCCCATTCCTTGCGCTTGTGATTCTTCCAGCGGTGTTTTGAGAGGTTCCCGCTTCCATCGCCCCGCTTCGCGTAGTTGATCCCGTAGGGAGGATCTACGATAGCCAGATCGAAGTGGCCATCCGCGAAGGTTGCCATCACGTCCATGCAGTCACCAAGCCGCAGATCCAAAGACCCAGAACAAGACGGTGCATGGAACGCGGCGGGCGCGTCTGTCGTGATTTCAAGCTGGAAGGGTGCCGCGTCCATGACCTTATGCGTTCTGCCCATATCGCTTCCCGTGGGGATCGGGTAGCAGTTGGCCATTTGCGAGAATGTCGCAGACCAGAGCTCTCTCAGGATCGCGCATCCGGTGTTGTTCGCGTTCTAGCAGTTGGACGCGGCGCTTGTACAAGTCGAGCGACGATTCCATGCGGTTCCACTCGGATGCCCCGCAAGAGCATCCCTCGGGATATGGGCAGGACATTGTGTGATTTCTCATGGTGTCAGGGCAGTTCGGAAGAGGCAGAACAAGTCGTGAGACGCAACGGATACCAGCGTCTTAGTCGGTTATGGATTCGGAGTCTCGGGACGCTGGTATCCGCGCGTCCACATCGGCGTTCAAATCCGGCCTACCTGCCGCGATCCACTCCTTGCGGAGCTTTGCGAGCGGGTCGTTCTCTGCGAGCTGGCGGCGGATGTCGGCCAGGAGGGCTTCGGGGGTGTCGCTGGTTGCAATGAAATGCTCGCTCCCGTGCCAGTGGAAAACCGACCATTCAACGCCAAATGACGGGCGATGCGGGCAGATTTGCGGCACCTCCTCATCCAGCCACTTGCCAACGCTGGCCGGGTCGGGGATTGTGATTGTGGGGAAGTTCATGGCTTTTCCTTTCTCGCAAGCAGCATGGCGTCGGCGAAACGATAAGCTGCCGCTGCGTAGCGGTCTGCCTCGCCGTTCCGTGAATCCGCCAGCGGATGAGATGCGTAACCTTGCAGCGCCATCCCTGCGAAAAGGTCGCGCAACGTGGCGTCCGTTGCCATCGGTGGAAGGTCTGTTGTTACGGTAATTTTCATCGTGCGAGCTTGTAGCGAGTGACGGTTGAGCCGGTGGCGGTGCGCTCGGGCGTGCGGGTGATGCGGTGGGCTTGCACAAGGAAAGGGTATTCCTTGATCTGCTTGGCCGCTCCCTCCAGCTCCGCGATCCGCTTGTGAACGCAGGTGATGCCGAGTTCGCGGAAAGCCTCCATCGTGGTTATCCCTTTGCGGTTCTTGCGCAGGTAGGCGAGAAGCCGCTGGCACTGTGTCTTCTTGGTCTTGGCGGTGATGCTCATGATTGTTCCTTTCCTGAGTCGGTGAGAATTGAATCCGCGAGCGCCCTAGCTGCCGTTGCGTCTTTCGCCAGCCGGTTCAGCATCAAATCAAAAGCAGTGGCAATGATGGACGCTGCATGTTTCTTGGCAGCTTCCTTGAGTGCCTCCTTCGCGATGTCGCCAAGCCTTTCGCTTTCATGGTAGTTGGTGGCACCGTCGCTTTCCTGGTGGTAGATTTCGCAGGTAAACGTCGCGTTGATGACTGAGCCGTATTGCCCGCCCTTCCCGCATGTTCCTCCGAAATACTCCTTGCCGATGAGCGATTTCCACCGCTCGAAATCTCGGCAAGCGCGCTGCGTTTCTTGGTATCTGTCGATTGCGTTCATGATGTTTGGAAAGTTTGCCGCTGTGCCGTGCTGGCCCCGAAGGTCGGCATCAGCGGCTGGCTAGGAAAGTTCCCCGGCTGCCCTTAGCAATCGCGCTCCGTGAAGAGTGCAGGGCTGGCAACATGCCGCCGGGCTCCCACTAGGAAGGTTAGGCGGCTTCTCGTTTGGCGATGAAACCCGCCATCACGGCGAGCATGAAGAGGGCGACATAAGCCTCAAAGTCCTTGCATCCAGCCGCGCCGATCAGGACCATGGTGACGATGCTGGCCACTAGGGCAGCAGATGCCCAAAACCGGGCGGGTGAGTCGGGGTGGGTTCTCATCGCTTCAAAAGCTCCGGGTTCACAAGGATGCCGTCGCCGCCAGCCGGTGCGAAGTAGTCGATGGGCAGGCTTGTGCGGATGATAACCATGGGGTCGGTTTCAAGCACTGGCGGGTTGGTGATGGTGAGTTTCATAAGCGTTCGTTGTTTCGTGCGAGGGTGCGGTAAAAGGCGATGATCGCGGCGGCTAGGACGAGGTAGGAAAGGGCGATTAGGGCTAGGGTTTTCATTCGGTCCAAAGGTTTTGGTTAAAGTCCCTCCGGGCTGCCCCGTTTGGTGTCGCTGGAAGCGTCTCGGATAATCGGGGGCTCATGCCCTTCCTGATGCGGTCATAAACAGCCCTCTTCGACAGGCCTAAGATCGCGGCAGCCTCCTCTACTGTTCTGCCGCTTGGTAGCCTTGGTGAATTTAGCCGATTATTTTGATTAACTTTTGCGCTAACCCACCTGCAATTCTCGGGAGTATATCCCAAAGTTCCATCAATTCTGTCGAGTTGAAGGTCTTCTCTAAATCCATTCTCTTCTGACCACGAGCGAAAAGCGGGAAAGGAAGATCTCCACTCTGGGCAAACCGTGATGCCCTTCGCGCCATATTTTTTATATGCCGTGTGGCTGGTCGTCTCGCACCTTCCAATCATTCCCGCCCATCTTTTGTAGATTGGCGAGAGAGTCCCATTAACGCAACCGCCGTGGGTTGGCTTCCTTCCTGTAGGTTTATTGCTCATCGGTCCATTTTCCAATTGTTCTAAGGAAGGCTTCGGCGCGTTGGGCTGCGGTGGCTGTGGCAATGGCATCAACCGCCCCGATGTCCTCGAAAATATCCCAGTGACCAACGACGGTCCCGAGATGGCAAATGTATGTGTCTCGCTGCTCGGGCGTCAGCCCCTTCTCCGCTTCGTGCATCGCGTTCAGGTCGTTGAGGTAGTCGGGCAGGCTTACCCGCTGTGCGTGGTTCAATGACAAGCCAGTCTTATAACTCGACCAGCGAGGGCCTTCCGCAGACCAAAGCCCGCTTCCGTCTTGCTCTTCGCGGATAGTGACTCCGCAAGCCTCGGCGATGGCGATTCGTTGCGCTTCTGGTTTCACAGCAACCCGCCTCCCTCGTCGTCCGGTGTTTCGCGGCAGGCTGGCACCTCGGCGACGTTGGCGAGGTCGGCGGCGAACTGCGTCTTCAAAGAGGTGAACATCGGCCCGTCTCCCGGCAGCAAGTCGCCCTCCTGGTTGACGTAGTGGCAAAGCGCGATCTCCTTGCCGCTCATTCGGCGGTAGCACTTGTCGATAAGCGTGGCGGCGATTTGTTGGTTCGTGAACATAGGTGTATCTTTGAGTGTGGTGCCCGGCTCGCCCCTTGCCGCTACCCCTCCCAAGGGCGGCAAGAGACGGCCGGACGTTTATGGAAAGTTTGCGCGGGCGGCGGATAGGGCGTAAATGGCTCGTTGCGTGAGCGGGAGCGACTGCCCGTTTTCAACGTAGCTCTCAACAAGCTCCATCAGCGCGGCCCGGTCGAGTTCGAGCGCAACCGCCACCTTGCGCGGCACGACATCGCGCCCCTCGCAGGAGTTGCAAATGCAGTCGCTGGTAGCCTCATCAGTGATCGGCGTCTTCATGGCGTGCGGAGAGCTTCGAGGTTGACCCGGAGCCGGGCTTCAAAGGCTTCGAGGTCGGCGAGTGTGAGCGGGGCGGGTTTCGCATCCAGCGGGTTGCCGTCGGCGTCGCATTCGATAACGTGCTCGTCTTCATCCAAGTCTTTAACGCTGCAACTAGATGGTCGCCAGTCGCCGCCTTTTGATGGGCGGCAAATCGAGGCGTCCCCGGCGCTTTTCCACATCATAGGGGAATCCAAATGATACCAATATCTCGTCTTCATGCTTTGGCTTTGGTTGCGGCTCGTTCGGCGCGGAGGGCGAGGTATTGCTCAATGAACCAGAGGCGGGCGAGGTGCATGCCACGGCTTCGGGCGTCTGCGGCGTTGAAGCGGATGTTGCTCATGACTTGGCTTTGGTTGGCTTGATGAGGCGGTCCATGCTGGCAACGATGAACTCGCGGGCCAGCGCGGTCGGTTTGCGATTGAGTCGGTTGGCCAAGGCGTCGAGCTGCCGCTTCCGGGATTGGCCGAGAGCGACGTTGACGTTGCCTCCGGGGTTGATGTCGTCTTGCATTGGCGAACCTCTACCGGAGGGCGCGAAAGCTGGCAAGAAATAATCGTAAATTATTTAAGGATCAAGCTGGCCCTAAGGCTAGACACGAAAGCGCCGCCCTGATTGCTCGGGGCGGCGCGGTCGAAAGTGGAGCGCGGGCCGGGTGCCTCTTTGCGGCGTATCGGTAGCGACCCGACCGGCCCACGCGTTGCCCACCGATCGGATTCGCACCGACGACCAACCGTTTACAAAGACGGCTGCTCTACTCCTGAGCTACAGTGGAAGTTGAACGTGGCCTGCGCCACGCTCGCCCGCAACCTACCATCCCCGCCCGCCGGGTCAAGCCGTCACGGCGTGAACTTCTTGAAAATCTTCTCTGCCAGCGTGCCCGACTTGGAGTTGATGAGCTGCAAGAGCGGGTAGCCGATGACGAATCCCGCCATGGTCACTCCGGCCGCGACTCCCGCTAAAGCGACGATGTCGTTATTGACCGCCGTAATCCCGTAGTGGCTGACGATGTATCGGCTGCCTAAGACGCCACCTAGAATCGACAAGCCCGCCCTGCCGATGACAAGGCGGATTCCCTCGTCAGCCCGCTTGAAGATGAGCGCCAGGAAGCAGGCGGTCAGGATGCTTGCCGTGATCGTGACGAATAGCCAACGGCTCTCCCCCTCGGAAACGACAGCTCCGAAGGTTGATGCGGCGGCGGATACCATGGCGGCAATCCCGTAGGTGATTTTCTCTTGAGTGTAGGTCATGGGGGAGACTTGCGGATGGATTATGGTTTGATGAAATCTTCGATGCCGTCGCCGATGGCTGTTGCCAGGGCCTTGCACGCCGCCAGCCTTAAAGCCGGGTCGGTCATCTTTCGACGGTCTTCCTCGTTGTCGATAAAGCCGATTTCAAGGAGCCAGCACTTGTCGAACTCCATCACGGCAAGGGATTCGTGTTGTGATTCCTTCTCTGTCTTTGCGCCACGGTTCTTGGTGCCAAGCACGCCACAGACGGCAGCGGTCAGCTTCTCAGCCATCGCCTTGTCATCCGCGCCCCGATAGAAGGTCTCGGTGCCGCTGGCTCCGGGAGTCGAGTTGCAATGCAGCGACAACATCAGATCGCCCTTGTAGCTGCGGGCGATGTCGTCGCGTCGCCACACCGGGCAAGGGTCTTGCGCGTCAACACGGGTGCGTATCACCCTGTGCCCTGCCGCTCGCAGGATGGTCCTTAGCTCATTCGCCCATGCCAGGGCGATCTCTGCTTCTGTGAATCCTCCAGCAACCGCGCCGGGGTCGTATTTTCCGCTGCGCCGGTTGCTCATTCCGTGGCCTGGATCAAGGATGATGGTCATGGCTTTTTTCGCTGCGATTTCTTCGGGTGTGAGGTATCGAATGAAGGTCTGCTGCTTGTGGCGCTTGAACTGGTCCATGAATAACCCGCCTGCCCATTCAGCGTAGGCAAGGAGCCGGTTCACGGCTTCCAGCGGTTGGCGATTTCAGCGGGCGAGATGCGGCCGGACTTCTCCTCGCGGATGGTGCGGGCACGCGGCGGGGCGTAGGCGGTGATCGCCGTGCCAGCCAACGCCAGCGCGGCGGGGTCGGTAGAAGACGACTCCGTCACCGTCACCGTCCCGTCAGGCGCGGTCACGGTGGTCTTGACGGTGCTGCACGCGGCGAGGGTGAATGCGAGGATTGCGGCGGTGGTTTTCATGGCGTTAGATCATGGCGAGCCCATCGCCGATGGTGGATTTGACGAGGTCGTAAACCGCTTCGTGCTGCGCTTGCGAAAGCCCTGATTCGATCATGACCGAAAGCGCCCCGATGCCGTTAAGCGACGCCGTGATATTGGCGCGGCCGAATTGAACGGTCGTGTAAGTGCTTGTTAGGTTCGCGGCGGGGGTCGTTCCTCCAACGCTGGTCTTGTCCTTCCAGCATCGAATCCCGTTCGATGACCCTGAGTAGGCGTGAAACTGGTTGGCGGTCGGGGCGGCAGCGCCAGAGGTTCGCGACGTTGCGCGAAGGCAGTCCCAATACATGTTCCCGTCGTTGAACGGTGCCCACAAGCCGCCCATGTTCGCGCCCTCCAAAATGTCCAGCGTCCGGCTGTTCCCTGGCGTGGTCGAGGTGTAGCGGACCAGCGTGAAGAAATACGCCGCGCTGAACTGCTTGGAGATGGTCGCCGAGAGGTATTGATTCGACGCGGAAACGTAGGTGATGCCGGTTGTTCCCCACGTAGGCGTGCCGGTAGCGGAAAAGTCGAATGTCCCCTTGAGCCCGTAAACCGTCGCTCCGGTCCCGCGATTGTAGGCGGACCGCATGATGTGGATTTCGTAAACGGAGTTCCACAAGCCCTGCGCCTTCAACCCGACGATGAAAGCGTTGATGTTGTTCTGCGCCGTCTCATCCGTGACCGTGGCGCGGGCGAAGTAGGCGGCGGCGTCAGGGTCGAATCCCCCCAGCGGGCGGGAGTTTGCAAGTGAAAGTCCGAGTCCTAGAATCATCGTGCTTGGCGGTTGGCGTGAGTCATGACGCGGGTGATGACCTGCTGCCCGTTGGAGCGGCTGACCTTTTCGAGTTGCTGGTTGAGGAGACCGGCGGCGATGGCTTCCTCTGCCATGGCTTTCTCAGTGCTGCCGTCGCTTCGCAGCCAATCGGTGTAAGCGCCTTGCGCCATGTATTCAAACCACGCTTCCGGGATGTCGGATTCCTCGCTTTCGCCGTCGCCGTAGTTGGTCGGGATTCCGGCTAGGTAGGTGACGAAGGCGGAGTAGACGGCTTCCGCAGTAATGATCGGGCTGCCGGTTGCTGCTCCCGCCGTCACAAACAAGCCGGAAGCATCTGCCGGAGTAGAGAAATACCCATCAAGACCGATGCCGTCCGCTACAAAATAATCGCCCGAGCTGATGTTTCCTAGGTAGTAAAAAACCTTAAGGTTGCTGGGGTCGTTGGCCAGCGTGAGAGTGATCGTGTAATTATTGTTAGACGTTGACGTGTATTGATCGAACTCCAACCCCTCAGAAGAGGTCACAATACTTGTCGGCGCATAGGTTCCGCCCACATCTGGGTTTAGCGCACCAGTGACGACCATGTTAGCCCCGGTTGACGCTTCCGCCGGGCTATACCCCGTGATCTGGATGCCGTCCGATGACTGGTAGTATTCGCAATACTCGAAAACGGATTCTGACTTGAACGGGTCTTCCGCGTGAATGCGGATGATCTTGTCGATCGTGGTCAGCCCGGTCTGCTCAAGCGGCAGAAGCCCGGTGTCGGAAACGATGCGTTCTTCCCCGACATGGAGAAGGTGAGGCCAGTAGTCGCACTCGCGATGTGCCGCCCGCGCCCTGCGGTTGGCGAAAATCTTGACCCGCGCCTGCTCCTGCGTCGCCAAGGTTGCCCCTGCGAGGGCTTCGACTTGCGCGAGGAGTTCGCTATATTGGCGGGTCGTCATAGTTTGGCGGATGCGAATTGCGGTTCAAGCCGCTGCAAGTCCTTGAGGAACTCGCGATTGTGCATGGCCTCTTCGCCATACTTGCCGATGATGTCGAAGTAGTCCTCTTGCGGGATGGACAAGGCGAGCTTGCCAAGCCCCGGGATCGTCTTGTGACCACGGGCGGCAAAGGCTTCCTGCGCGGCGGATCGCTCGCGGGCTTTCTCCTGCGCCGCCTTGAACTTCCGGCCGGAAATCAGCTCGTTCAAGATCAGGTCGTTGATCTCGCCGGGTGCGAATTGAAGGACCATCGGAAAGGTTGAGCGGGAGCCGCCGCGATGACGGCTCCCGCTCGGGTGGTGGTTAGCTGATCAGGATGTTGGTATCGAGGATGTTGGCGAAGATCACGATCTTGCCTTGGGTCGATTCCTCCATCTTGAATCCGGCAGGGGTGAAGACCGCCTTGATGGTTTTCGCCGCCGTGTAGGTCTTGCCCTTGACGACGTTCGCCGTGGTGGCAGCGCCGGAGTCGGTGCCGATGAAGTAAGCACCGGTATTCGCTCCAATGAATACTTCGGTCCCGTCAACGTGGATCACGGACGAGGTGAGGAAGCCGTCCGGGTCGTCATCGTCGCCAAGGAGCAGCGTGCCGGAAGTGCCGCCACCGCTGTCATCGAACGCCGTGACAAGGCGGTATCCCACCGAGGTCACGATGCTGTATGCCGGGATGGTGAAGCACGACACGGTAACGGTGTCGTTGTCCGATGCCGAGGTGATGGCGAGGAAGTCCGTGTAGTTGATCTCAAGCTTGTGAGTCCAACCGCGTCCGACCTCGTTGTTTGCCGCCGGTCCTTTGACCAGGGTGGTGGTAAGTGCTACGTCAGCCATGATTTTTCGTCTTTCTTAGTAGGGGTTCGATTAGTAGGCGATCTTGCCGTGGGCGCGTGGATCGCGGACGACGAGGGTGGACATGCAATCGACGTAACCGCGTGGTCCGCCGCCTTGGTCTTCCAAGCGGACGGTGCCGAGAGGCATCAGCGACGCGATTCCGAGGTAGGAAGGCTTCACGATGTAGCCACGGGTAGCGGCAGGCATGCAGCGCGGGTTGCCGTTGACGATGTTCAGGATGCCGAAATCGGAATCGAAGATATTCACGGCGAGCGTGACCTTCTTTCCGACAGCGTCCTGGATCACGTTGTAAACGGTTTCCGAGGCGTTGTTGTCCGTGCGGGTGAACTCCGAAATGCGCTTGCGCAGGGTGATCCCGGCAATGCAGGTCAGAGAGTCCATTTCGCCGCCGACGTTGAAGATCGACGCGATCACGTCGTTCAGCGTGATTTCGGTGGGCGCGGCGGCAAGGATCGACCCGGCAGGCGTGCGGAAGTCAGCGGCAACGTCGGATGGCCCGGCGCTGTCGAGCCAGTCACCAAGACCGCGAGCGGCGTTGGCGGTGGTGCCGTTCTCCGTGGCGCTGTCCTCGTCGCTCAGGAAACGCTTTTCCTCATCGCGGCGAAGCTCGATAACCTTCTTGGAGATGGCGCGGGCGACATCCTGCTTGCCTGCGGAGTTGACGATTTCCTGCTCCTTGGACACCCGCCAGTCGCGGCGGAAGTGCTGGGTGCGGTTGCCAAGGCGTGCGACCTTGGTGAACGCATCCGCGAAGCTGGTCACGTCAGCGCCTTCGTTGACGGCGTCGTTGGTCGGGTCTTCCAGCTTGTCCACGATCCACTCATGATAAGTGGCCTTCGCGGTTGATTTGGAAGCGAGGGAAACGAGCGGGGTGTTCTGCGCGTCCAGCATCGCGACGAGTCCCGAAAGATCCTCGCGGTTGCCGATTGCGGAGCCCTGTCCGGTGCGGGCCGTCAGTGCGGCGGGGTTGTAAGTGGTAGAAGTGGCCATGGTAGTATTCGGTTATAGAATGCTTTCCAGATATGCTTCCAAGTCGGCCCGCGAGTTTGTCTGGGATGCCCTCTCGCGGAGTTTGCTGTGATCGTTCTTCAATGGTGCCTTTGCGGGGGCTGCTGCCGCGCCTGCCGGGTTTCCGGGCGGTTTTGCCTTCGGAGATTTGCCCGGTGCGGTTGCGACCGTCTGCTTCGGCTTGCCGTGGATCGACCTGAGCGCATGGCCGGTTAGATAAGGCAGGACTGCCTTGGCCTCCGGGAATTGCTTGGTGATCCGCTTGAAAAGATCGGATTCGGTCAGCTCCTTGAAGTTGATGGCGACGGGGGATTTTTCGTCTGACAACTCGGTCACCTCCGAGACAAGCTTCTCGCGCACCCGTGCGGCTTCGTTCTCGATGAACTCGCGCTTGCGGAATTGCTCCTGCTTGAATGGAACGGCTTCGATCAGCGTTTCCTTGATCTCAAGGTCGAGCGCCCGAAGCTGCTTCTTGGTGTATTGCTTTTCGCCAACGTCGATCAGGTCATTGCTGCCGTAGTCTTCGTGGTCGAGTAGCAGTCTGGCCGTGTCCTTCCCCAGCTTCTTCAGTTCCGCAACCTTGGCTTGCAGTGCTTCTGCGTCCTCGATCCCTTCGAGAAACCGGCTTGTCACCTCTTCCAGTGGCGCGGCCTGCTGTGGCTGCTGGTTCTTGAGAGCGGCAATCGCTTCATCCTTCGCTTTGTTCAGGGCGGTAAGCTTGCCAATTCGTGCGGCAGCCCCTGATTTAAGCTTGGTTCTAACGAGTTCCCACTGTTCGTCGGTCAGGTTGTCCAGGTCGATTCCATCGGTTGCCTTTGGTTCATCCTCGGCCTCTTCCTCGTCCTCGGTGGATTCCTCCGTTTCCTCGGATTCGGTCAATTCGTCGGTTTCCTCATCGGTTTCCTCCGTCTCTTCCTCCTGTGTCTCAACTTCTTCCCCTGCGATGAGAGCGGCGAACGCTTCCATGCTGAGGTTGCCTTCCTGCTGCGGGGATTGTCCGCCCTCGTTCGGATTGACTTGGTTACTCATTCACCGAATGACGCCCGGTTGGTGGCGATGGCGAATCCTTAGCGAATCGCTTAGGTATTGGCAAGGCGAATCCTTAGCGGTTCGGTAATGATTGACGCGAGTGTTACAATTCCCGCGTGAGCAAAGAACCGACCAGCTTTGAGATTTTCATGACGCAAACCCTTTCCTCGCTCGATGAATGCAAGGCGGAAATCCTCGAAAGAATCAAAGGAGTGGAGACTTGCGACACCACCGCGGACCACACATTCGGGTTGTCGCGAACCGACCCATGGGGTGACGGGACCCTGTCCGACCCCGCTTTTTATGCCTTGGTTCGCCGAGGTGACGGCGACGACACATTCAAGCTGACGGGGTCTATCGAAGAATTCGTCGCAGACACGGAAGACCTTTATGCGGGCTATGAAGACCGGCTGGTTGAGGACGCCACGAAGCTTCTGGGCGCGGTCCAAGAAATGGTCGAGCGCGCAAAGCTGAAAGTCGCAGCTTGGGACTAAAAAGCCCGCCCCCATTGCTAGGGACGGGCCTTGATGCACACACAATCAGCTAGGAAACCGGGACGCCCGTGGCGACTCCGTAGAGGTCGAGGATGTCGGTAAACACCGTCACCTCGGCGGCTGACTTTCTCAGCGCGGAATCGTCCTTGTAGGCGGAAAGGTCTTTGATGGCCTGCTCCCGACGCTCCACAAGGTCGAGGATGACCACCTTGAAGTAGTCGTTGAAGGCAAGCTCCTTGAGCGATTGCTCAAGCGTCGGCGGATTCGGGTTCTGCATTGGCTTCGGCGGTTGCTGCGGCTTGTTCCTTGGCCTTGTCGGCACGCTTCGCCTTCACCGCGGAAGCGGGCGGCTTCTCGCGAATTTCAATCTCGAAATCGTCCTCGTCTGGCGGGTCAAGAGTCCAGCGGTAGGAAAGCAGCATCCCGACAGCTTCCGAGCTGGTCTTGGCTGCTCCCGGTCCGCTCCAGAAGTCTCCGGTCTCAAGGATGGTCTTGGCCCGCTCTTTCGCGAGTCGGGCAATGGCTTCTTCGGTGGTTTCGGTCATGTTGGTTGAAAAGTTGAGAAATCTTCGCCGGTCTCGACGAAGCTGGGAACCCATCCGAGAACGCTTTGCGCGATCTGGCGGGCGCGGCCAAGGATGTCGCGCTGGACCCATTCGGGGTAATTCGCCTTGATCTCGCTGGCGAAAAGGATTCGGCCGACGTAGTCCTCTGCCAGCATCGTCACGGAAAGCCCGTGCTGCTCTTTCCCGTTCAAGGCGCGGTCCAGTAGTTCCGGCTCGCGGCACGGCAGGGTTTCCCCGGTGCTTTCGTGCTGGTGGAAGCACTCCAGCGCCGTGAACCCCTGCGGGTCCATTTGGGTCGGAAGGTGCCGCAACACATCCTCACATTGCGAGAAGTAGGCGAAACGGTCGATTCCCTTTCGGGTCGGCTTGATCTTCATGATTGAAGGTTGGTTCCTTGGAACTCGGCGGGGGCTGCTCCGATGCGTCCGATCTGTGCGTTCTCGGCCTGCTGGATCTGGAATTGAGCCTGCTTGAAGTAGCCGTCCACGCGGGCCTTGAATGCCTCGTCGCCTTCGTATCGCTGGGCAACGTCGGGCTGTTGCATCCACTGCTGGCCAAGCTGTAGCGTGACCTGCGCCCCGTTTGGCTGCGGGCCGATGGCGACGCCTCCGAAGAGCTTCGCGAAGTCGTCCGTGATTGCCTTCATTAACTTCTGGCTGTTCTCCTCGGCTGGCAAAAGAACATGCGACGCAAACGCCGGGTCAATGGTGTAGGCGAGGAATTCAACGAGCTTCGATGCGTCCATGCGCCCGTTCTTGTCGAACGCCATCAACGACGCCATCTGTTCCGCCCGCGCCTTCATGGTCTCCGGGTCGTTGGAAAGCGTGTCGAAGGTCATCGTGATGTCGAACGCGTCGTCATCCACGTTTTCCATCGTGATCGGGTCGGGAACCCCGGTGACGTTGAAGAACACCTCGTCAGGCCCGAACCGCTGGAAACAGGTGTAAGCAAGCTTCAAGACCGCGCATCCATGTTCCAGCGTCTTATTGACGTAGAACTGTTGCCGGATCGGCATGAGCGGGGAATTCACGTCCAGCCCGACGATCTTGTCCGCCATCAGCGAAAGCGTGTTCTCGATCTCGATTGAGCCTGGGTCAAAGCGCGGGATTTCCGCGTATCCGTATTCTCCCCGGCGGCGGGTCGGGACGTAGCGCCCCGGTCCCCACTCCGGCGGCGGGCGTCCGGCTGGGCCTTCACGCGGCGGGCAAGTTGCCAAGCTCGTCCGGTCGATCCGGCTGTCCCGCTCGACCTTGATTTGCCACTGAGCGCCCCGGAGGCGTTCGGGCATCGCTTGCAGGTCGTAAACCCGGTCGTTGTCCGCGCTCATGCGGGTGACGGCGAACGGGTATTGATCGTATCCGTTCAGAAGCTCGCGCTTGGCATAGGCGGGGCACGGGTCGCCCTCGGTCCCGGTGAAGTAGGGGTTGAAAACGGTGCAATAAATCCCCTCGCTGCCGTCATCCTCGTCAACGAGTCGCTGGTAGCAATGCACGACTAGGATCAATTCGTTGTTGCCGGAGATGTCGCGGGGGTAGCCGCCCGAAACGCGGTTCTGGTATTGGGTGTCGAAGATGAGTTCGGCGACGCCGGTTCCCCGGTAGTCCGAAATCATCTTGTCGGCCCACTCGCGGGACCAGCCTTCATTCGTCACCTTGTTCTCGATCTCCTGCGCGGTGTAGAGTTGCCGCCAAAAGACGTAGGGAGCCCGCTGCGGGTCCATGCAGTAGGCAGGAAAGAACACCTCGCCATCGGGAGCGCATGCCTTCACGAACGGGCGGGAGTCCATCAGCCCGGAGCGGGAGACAACCAGCGTCGCCATTCCGTTTTGCCGTAGCTGGCGGATTGCCTTCTTGGCGCGGGACGGCTTGAGCTTCGGGAATGCCTGGATGAGCATTTCCGCGAGCATGTCGTCATCGTCGCCCGCAACGATCATGTCGGCGATGTCGGGATTCGCGGCTGCGATTTCCTCAAGGGTGAATTCCTGCTGAAAGGTGCGCTCGACCTTCTCCCAGCCAACGTAAGTGACCATCAGCCCCTTTTCGTAGCCGTAGTTACACGCCTTTTCGTGTTCGGTCGTGAAGTTGCGGATGTAGTTCGACCGCATCCACTTGGCGAAGGCGGACACCGTAGCGGCACGCGGGAGGGATTCGACGTTGGCGGCAAGCGCCTTTACGTGGCTGCGGTTGATCGCGTTCATCGCAAGCGCAATGTGCGTGTCGATCCGCTCGCCGACTACGTGCGTCTCCTGGTCGCTCGCGCCCTGCCACGGGAAGGCGTCCACGGCGTTCTTGCGCAAGTCCCACGACTTACCCGCCCAAAGGTTGCGGCGGTCGTCGTAGTTCCGGCGGCACTGGTCGAAGTAGAACCCGAGGTCCGCCGTCGTCTGCGCGTAGTAGCGGGAAAGGGTCGGGATGTCCGGCTCCTTCTCGGTGTAAACCATGTCGTCGAAGTCGTCGGTCATCGGATTTGAAAGAATTGGCCGTCCCGCCGTTCGACCTTGATCTCCTTCTTGATGAGCTTCGCGCCGGTCCCTTTCTTGAGAAGCCGGACGGGAACGCTGCATCCTTCCTCGTCGGGAGATGTTGCCATCACGAACATCGCGTTTTTCGTGGTCTTGGTGCCCTTTAGGACAAGAGCGGATGACGAAGCGAAAACCTGATCAAGCACCACGTTCAACGCCTGATCAGTAAGCGGCTGCTTGGCTAATTGGGGCGAATCCTCATTGAGCCATGCCGTAAGCCCTTTCGCTTCTCCGGCCTTTCCCTTGCCGAGAATGTTCGCCTTCCGCCACGCGGTGTATTCCGGGTTGATCCGCCCGTCGTCTAGGCGGGATTTAGGGCGCTCGGTTGCTGGCATTGGCATTCCTTAGTAAATCACTAAGGATTTGGCAAGCTCAGTATCCGCCCGCCCCGATTCGCGCCGTCTTGAACGAGGTTTCCGGGTAATGGTCGATTCCGGCGGCGGCGGCGTAGCGGAGAACGTCAATCGGGTCTTTCCACGCCTCATCCTTGCCGTCTTCCCCGGTGTATTCCGCCAGCGCCTTGATGATGTTCTCGCACTCGTCGGAAATGTAGAAGTGCGGGCGGTTGGCGGAATCAATGTCCTTCGAAGTGTCGTAAGCCATCAGGTCGATCAGCTTTTGCAGCCCGTCCTCGATATGGTCGCCGGGGGCTGCCTTCACGATGAAATCCAGCTCGTCCAAGTCCGAAAGCAGGCAGCTTTCCCGCTCCTTGTCCTGATACTTGATTTGCGCGTATCGCGGGTCGATCAGCCGTTCAAAGATTTCCTCCCCTTGCTCCATTTCTTCAATCGCGCCGAGGTAGTCGTCAAGCCCCCACCCTTGACCCTTCGCCCCTGGTCCCGGCTTCCATTTCCCGTTTCCGCCCTGTTCCGCCCAATCGCCAACATCCACGCCCGGCCACTCCCGGTAAACGTAGAACGTGCCCGACTCGTCCACGGCAATCCAGCACATGAACCAGTTCTTCCGCCCTGCCGGGTCGATGATCTGATACCGGGTGACATTCCGGGTCGGAACCTTGTCGGGGGCGATGACGTTGACCAGCGTGGAGAACTTGGGAAACTTCGTGGTGAAGCTCTTGGTTGGCACCCCGTAGGCGCGAATCAGGATGTTCTCGCGGGACGAGGATTTCAGGTCTTCCGCGATTCGCTCGTAGCCGCCGAAAGGGTTGTCTTGCGAATGGAAGTAGTGGACCGACGCGTTGCGCTTCTTGCTCCGCTGGACGTATGGGACCGTCTCCCCGTGGAGTAGTTCCGCCTTCCTGCTTTCGATGATCTTCGCGCCGTCGAGGTAGTCGCGGATCACCTCGGTCCAGCCGTCAATCGGGGTGAATGTCACAAGCAGCTTGGAGTCGCGGGTCGCCAACCGGAAGCGGATGGTTTCGATCAGGTCCGGCCCTAACAGATACTCGTCAAGCCAGCATCCGACGTTGATCCACTTCGGGGCGCGGCTTCCGAGTTCCGCACCTTCCAGAATCGTCGGGTTGTTCTGATACTGACTGTAGGTCTTGAAAATGATCTGCGAGCCGTTCGGAAGGATCAGGCTTCCGTCCGCGAATCCGTTCTTCTGCGTGTAGGAGATGTATGCCGTGCTGGAAAGCTGCTTGGTCTTGTATTCCGGCGGGAGCCATTCCCACACGGCTTTCTGCTGCTGGCGGATGGACACCTCGGACGTTTGCGCGAAACAGAATATTTCCGCATTCGGGTTCTCGATGGCGGCGCGGACCACGCAAAACGCTCCCCACGCGGTTTTCCCGGAACGGTTCCCCCCAAGCGCAAGAACCTCGTTCACCTCTTCAAGCGCGGTCTCCGCTTTCATCCAGTGCGGCAGCCGGAACCCGTAGCGATACGGGTCTTTCGTCGCCTTCTCAATCGTTTCGTGGTGAAGCTTGTGATACTCGATGATTTCCTGCGGCTCCATCACCGCAAACTCGTCATCGGTCGGGATCGGGAGTAGCGGGTGCGGTGTCCACTTCATACGTCAATCGCCTCGGTCTTGGCCTTGTCCGCGATCCTCTGCCGGACAACGTCGCGGAAGTTCATGGCGTCCTCAAGCGTTGGCCCAGAGCGATGCTCGATGATAGTCGTGGCCACGCCCGCCGTCTGCGCGGTCTTATCGCTGAGAACCCCGACCGTGATGGCGATGTCCTTGAGGCTGGTATTTTTGAGCGAGTCCGGATCGTTCTCGATCTGGTCAATCTTCTGCTCCATCACGTCAAGGGTCCGCTTCGTAAGGTTGTGAAGCCGCTTGGCGAGTTCCGGCCGCTCGACGGATAGCTCGGCGAGGTGGTGGTTTTCCAGCCGCCAGAACTGGTGAATCGGGATTCCGACCTTGGCGGCAATCTCGGCCCGCGTCAGGTCGCCCCTCGCCTTGAGGTAAAGCGCGAGCGCGGCTTTCTCCGGCTCTCGGATTTCAAGCGCCTGTTTCGCGGTCGGGCATACCGACAACCGGCTTTCGGCCCGCTGGCGGACACGCTCGCGCCAGAACGCCATATCCTCGGCGCTTGCCCATTGGTCGGTTGAGAGTTCTTCGGTCATTGCTCTTGTGGCTCCGGTGTGGTGGATGGCTCGCCAAGCGGGAAGTAATTCCCCTTCACCTCGGTGTATCCGAACGGCAGCGCGGGACGCCCTTGCATCTTCGCGGTGTGGTTAATCCGGTCGAGTCGGCGGGACTTGAAGACGTTGGAGGAATACTTGATGCCTTCCTCGTTGAATAGCGGGTTGATGTCCTGCTGTGCCTTGGTCATCAGGCCGAAAAGCGTGTTGATGAATTTCTTGTGTTCGGGTCCGTTCGCCTCGGTGTATTTCTCGTTGAAATAGGCATCCGTTCGCTTGCCCTGCCGGTGAAGCGCCAGCACGTTCTCCACGTCGCGCATCATCGCGTTCTGGTCGCCGTTGTATAGCTTCTTGCCTAGCTTCGTCGCCGCCCGCTCGCGGACGTTTTCCACAAGCTGGGTGACGCTCATGGTCTGGACGAGAATGTTGCCCGCCTGGGTGATGACGATTTCCACCGGGACCACCTCGCGGAAGGTCGGGGCGATTGCCTCGTAACGCGGCTTGCCGTTCTTGCCCTTCACAAGCGACGGCTGATAGATCATTGCCCACGTTGACCCGTCGCGCTTCTTGGCGGACTGGTTCATTCCGCGCAATATCGCAAGCTGCCGCTCGTTGAAAACGCCGCTGTCTTCAATCGCCTTGATCTGCGACGGGTCGAGGTGTGTCCCTTTCCAGTTGCCGCTTTCCTCGTCGAAGGTCAAGCCGCCAACAGGTAGTTGTTCACCCTTGCGAATCCGTTCCTTCTGGATGTCGATGAGCATTCGCCCCACAAGCTCGTTCTTGGCGTCCGATGCTTTTGATCGAGGGATCGGATCGCCGTCCTTATCGCGCTTCACGTTCCCTTCCTTGTCGGTCTCGAATAGAGAAAAGAGCGAGTCCGCCATGGTGTCGCGGACCATCTCGCGGGGAAGCGGCACGCCTTTCTCCTTGCTCGCGCCCTTCTCGGTCTTGCTGGAATCCATCGGGACTTCGACGCGCCCCGCACTCTTCTTGAGCATGTCGCGGAGCATCTTCTTTGCACCGGGGAGTTCCCGGACGCCACCGGCAAGTAAGCCGTTGCCTTGGACCATGTTCCCGCCCTTGTCGAACGCGCCGCCTAGCTTGATTGCTAGGTCGCGGATGATCGGGGTTTTCGCCACGAAGGACGAGGCGATTTCACGCATGACCCGCTCGGTATTCGTCCGCGATCCGATCCGCTGATACTCGCCGGATTCGACCATGCCGACCAAGTCTTCCACGGTCGTCTCGTTGAAGTATTCGACGGCGAACTCTTCCGGCGTGAGCGCCTTGTCGCCCTGCGACGCCATCCGGTCGTTATAGGCATCCATTGCCCCCTTGAACGTCGGGTCAAGCGTGCCGTCCGCCTTGCGGAGCATCCCCGCAACGCCGTCAAGCCCGACAAGCAGCGCGGAAATGCCCGTTTCCATCTGAGCGCGGGCGGTGATGTAGTGGTTCACCTCATGCGCAACCAGCGGCTTGAGCCAGTCGCTTTGGTTGACGTTGATCGTCGCAGTGTTGATGTCCCGGTGGTAGGATGACGGTCCCGACTCGGTCAGGTTGAAATTCAGCGATGGATTCAGCGCGGCAAAGGTCGCCATGGTCCGGCGTGCGCCCTGCCCCATCTTGGCAAAGGCGGCTTTCTGCGCGTCCGGGAGCATGGACCGGAAGTTGATCTCGTCACCCATCTGCTGCGCCTGCTTTTGCTTGAGCGAGCCGCGCACCACGGAACCCGCGAGAGCGCCGGAACCGCCGAAAACCAGCGACTCGGCAAGCGCCCGCTTCATCGTGTTCCCGTCCATCTCGCCTCCAGCCGCCAGAACCTCGAAAGCCATGTCCATCGGCGCGGCAACCGCCATTCCTTTCGCCACGGTCTTTGCCCCGCGAACGGGCGCGAACACCTTCCCGCCAAGCGTCATCTCGTCGAAAAGGTGAGCGGTCCCACGGGCGAGCGGACCCGCCGCGCTGTTCTGCGACACGCGCCGCCAAAACGGCAGGCTACCGCGTGCGGCGAGCGTTTCCTTGCCGATGACGCGGGAGAGGTTGGCGACGCCCTTCAGGACCGGCCCAGCGGCCAGGATGCCGGGAATGGCTGCGAGCGCCGGGTTGACGGTAACGCCTACCCCGGTCCCGAAGTATTTCAGGAGCTTCTGGCTCTCCTTGCTGATGCCGATGGCGGTGACGAGGTCGCCTAGTCCCTCGTCCGCCTTGATGAGCAGGTCTCCGACGTTCTCGGTTGTCTTGGCGACGGCGTTGAACGGGACCGCCTTAAGCTGGCGGGCAGTCTCCATCGTGGAAAGAACCGCCTGCGCCCCGCCTGCTTTCAGCGCCATCTTGTCGAGCTGCCCGGTCGTTTGCGCGAGTTCCGCCGCCAGCCGTTCGCTTGTGGACTTGGCGGCAAACGCTTTCGCGCCGTAGCGGTTCGCCATCGCCCGAACGGATTGCGCGGATGCCGTGTCGCCGATGCTCGCCAAGTTGTCCGACTGCTTTGCCGCGAGTTCCGCAATCTTGGCGCTACGGGTGAACGTGGAATCAGCCGCCGCAAGCGCGGTTTTCGCCGCTGCTGATTGCGCTTTGAGAACTGCCGCCTTTTCGACGGTCTGCGAAAGTTTCGCGAAAATGGTCGGCGCTTTCGTTGTGGAATTGAAAAAGAATCCAGCCCCGAAAGATGCCGCGTTTGACGGGTCGAGGACCAAGCTACCAAATGCTTCCGCTTCCTTTTCGATCTTTGCGGCACGCTCTGGTCCGACTTCCGCGATATTGGCGGCACGGGCTTGCTCCATATTGGTCAGCACTTCCGCGCTGCCAACAATCCCGCCAATAGCCTCCGCTGCGTCCAAGTCTTGAATGTCGCGCATGGACCGTTTGTAGTCCTGCTTGCTGGCGTAATAAGCCGTCCGGTCCTCGCCGGGTTCCAGCCATAGCTTTTCAGCGGCACGGAAGATGCCTGCGCCAAGCTGGGATTGCGCCTTTGCCGCGCCCATCACCATCGCGCCCGTTTGAAGCTGCATTTCCGCCTCGGTCGTGAATAGCCCACCGGTTTTGATGTTCCCCATCATCCGCGTCCCGCCCTTGACCGCGTCCCAAAGGAACCCGCCGACGCCTTGAACCGCGCCGCCGAATGTAAGATCATCCTCGTCCTCTAGCCCGGCTTCGTCGCGGATGGCGAAAAGCTCAAGGTTTTGCGGGTCGAGCGAGTCTTCCGGGGCGAGCGCGAAAGCCTGCCCTTTCATCGTCAGGTTCCCGGCTTCGTCGTAGATTCCCGAGTCCTGAAGCTCCAGGAACAGCTCGCCCTCCGGCGTGGCGTTGCCGTCCTGGTCCAAGTAGCCGCGAATCTCGAAAGCGTCGGGCTCGTTTAGGCCGGGAACCCGCCGCAACGGTTCGATCTGCGGCTTGGTCATCGCCACCATGTCGCCGAGAACCGGGACCGTGTCGGCGTCGCTGGTGATCTGCCGGTTGATCGCCTCGATTCGGGCGTTCTGCTCAAGAACGTGCATCCGCGCCGCTTCCGCTTCCGCCTTGGCGAGTTCCTTTTCACGCCGCCGCTTTTCGTCGTCATCCATCGCGTCCAATGTGGCGCGCACCGCCAAGGGGTCATCGGCAACGGACGGGGCAACGGTGGAAAGCGGGCGTTCGTCGGTAATGATCATCGGCCTTGTGCTGCTGCTTTTGCGGCTCGGAGTCGGTCGGTTGCGGAAGTGGCGGGGGGCGGCGCGGCGGGGGCTCCGGTCCCGGATTTGATCTCGTTGACAACCCGCTCCACTTGGCGGCGGTAATCGAGAAGCGACTTCTTGAAGTCCTCCTCGCTCTGCTTC